GTGCGGTAGGGGGTGGTTGAGTAGTAAACTTAGTTGGCGCTTGCGTTTCAATAACCGTCTCCTTACTTCGATTTATTTGACCAGTAACTCGCTTCAATTGTGAAATAAAATTTACGGGCATGTCTTCGGTACTTTTAGTTCTCTTGAGAGGTGGAGAACCACCGGAAATTCGTCGTTTGGGTGCACTAATTTTGGGACGAGAAGTAACAGTATTTACCGCGCTTTTGGTTTTTTGTAACTCTTTAACGAGTCTATCAATGAGCCCCTTTGTTTTTTTTATTTCATTTTCATTTGTAAGACCCTTTAATTTATTCTTTGCGTCGCTCAACTGTTCATCTATATGTGCTATTACACCTTCCAATCGAGCCTGTCCATTCGCGAGAATCATTGTGCGCTGACCAATGGGTGATTCTGAAATTTGCTTATTTATATCATTTACAATTCGATTTACAGGTATGTAACCACTATAAGGAGATTCTCTACCACTATTACTTACACGTACACTCGCCCCACCAAACGATGTGCGACGCGGTAAATTTGTCTGTGGTGACACTCGAGGTCCAGATACCGTTTCTGTATGTGATTGTCTCGTGGAGCGCGGTGGTTTAAAAGCACTCATATCTATTATTCGTCTACATTTTTTATCATGTCGTACACGACCTTTCCATCAATAATCTCCTGTTCAACAAGAATATCTGTGAGATGTGTGAGGTCGGCTCTGTGTATAGACAGTAGTTCAATGACATCTGCGTAACATTCATCGGTGATCCGATGCACCTCGAGATCTACGAGATATGATGTCTGCTGGGACAGTGTATCCATTTGTACGTTTATTTTACCAATGGCATCGGACATACCATAATTTAAAACCATTTCGCGTGCAATCATATACACATGTGCAAAGTCGCTACTCGCACCAGTGGTGACAGATTCTTTACCATAGACAATCTCTTCTGCTGCGTGTCCACCTAGTGCAACTTTTATTTGCGACAAAAGATATTCCTTCGTATACATACCTCTGTCATCCGTCGCGGGCTGGAAGAATGTAACCCCACCCGCATCACCACGCGGAATGATACTTACTTTACGAACTTCATCATAAGTTGGCATCAATACACCTATGATAGCGTGACCAGCTTCGTGATAGGCCACACGCCTTTTACGTTCATTGGACATAGGTGTACTACCCTTTGCACCAACAACTATGCGTTGATACACATCCTCAACTATATCAGGTGTGATAACAAATGTACCCTGACGCACTGAACGTATGGCGCATTCATTCATAATGTTTGCCAAATCCGCCCCCGAAAATCCGGTCGTTTGTCTCGCGATATCCATCAAACTCACGTCTTCACTTAAATTCTTGTCTTTCGAGTGTACCTGTAAAATCTTTTCACGACCATAAACATCTGGAAGACTCACGTGTATCTTACGGTCAAATCGACCTGGGCGAAGAAGTGCATCATCTAAAATATCTACACGATTCGTTGCTGCGATGACAACTATTTGTGTATCGTTATCAAATCCATCCATTTCTGTCAACAGTTGGTTAATTGTTTGCTCTCGTTCATCATTTGACGACATTCCATTCATGGACCGTTTCTTTCCAATTGCGTCAATTTCGTCGATGAATACGATGCATGGTTGATTATTACGTGCCATTTGAAACACGTCACGCACACGCTTCGCGCCCACACCGACGAACATTTCGACAAAAGATGAACCCGAACACTGTATAAACGGCACGGATGATTCGCCTGCGATAGCGCGTGCCAAGAGTGTCTTACCAGTCCCAGGTTTGCCGGTAAGAAGCGCACCTTTGGGTATCTTTGCACCATTGATCGCGTACTGGGTTGGATCGCGAAGAAATCCAACAATCTCTTGGAGTTCATCCTTCGCGCTATCTATACCCTGTACGTCATCAAATCGCGTCGTTATTTCATTTTCAACATCGAGTTCATTCTCCTTCATATTAAATGGAGTGGGAACGCTCGTCATGAACATGCGTAAAAATGCGATCACAAAAAAGAGACTGAATCCAATTGATGTGATTTCACCAACTGAAAAGGACGAAGACATATCGAGACGTACATCTGCATTACTTTCAATGAGAGTGTCCCAAAACATATTCGATGGAACATAATTAACGGAGGCTTCGTGTCCACTTTCATCGGTGTAATACACCACATTCTTATTCGGTTGAACGACGACATCATGAATACGATTTCTCTTTACACCTCTTACAAAATCGCTAAAGAGTTTAGGTTGTGTTTTATTCACCTTGACTGAAGGTGCGGTAAAAAGTTTAGCCGTAGCTAACATATTACATTAAACACAGAAATCTTTATACCAAATAGTTAAAGAATACATATCATTTATTTTTTAATGAAACTTAACGTGTGCAAAGTCAATAATGGATTGTACGACGTATTCGTCATAGAAGACGATGAGTACATAGGACCATTAATAGCGAGGGGTTACGAATGGGATGGGTGGGTGAGAAGAGACATTCAAGAAAACTACAAACAATGTACAGATATCCTGGATATAGGAGCTAACATAGGATACAATACACTCATGTTTTCGGACTACGGACCTGTACACACATTTGAACCAGTGTATCACAAAATAGTAGATATGAACATAAAAAATAATAATTTGAAGAACCCGGTTAAATTATATGGATGTGCTCTATCTAATGTAGAGTGTATATCTAATATGTATGTACCTCAGAGAGGCTATCAAGAAAATAAAATTAATTACGGTGGAACATCTATGGGTATGCACGGGGAGAAATTGGGTAACCAAATTGTACAAGCACGGTGTAAACGATTGGATGACATATACGATGGTACCCCATCTATAATAAAGATCGATGTAGAAGGTCACGAATTACAAGTCCTTGAAGGTGCTATAAATACAATCAAAAATCATATGCCCATGATTCTCATAGAAATTCACGACTTTGAAAATAGTGAAATTCCAAAGTTTTTGGAAAATCTGGGTTACGGTACACCACTTGGAAGACCCGAAGCGATGTTTTTGTATCGTGCGAAAGACATTTTATCCATCATGTAGTACATTTGATATGCATCGGTAATGCACGGAGTTCGGTACTCTTCGGGCATACACTCTGGTATACCTTCTTTTGAATAATATGCACTCTCGCTCACACGCATTTCAAAGTGGGATGGATAATGTGTATACAACCATAGCAAGTGTTTCGCACACGTATGAATTTTACCATATCGAGTCGTGTATTCTAATGTGAGTGCCATACCGATTTCACATGCATACATGTAGTTTTTAAGCGAAGATGACACCCACATGGTCATCGGGTGTTTAGGGTGTGCCGGGCGATATCCACGTCTACTACCATCCTTTGTGTGTGGCGCGTGTTCTAGAACATACCCACCTTCACCAGAAAGATGCCACGCCGTGTATAACATTTGTACGATTTCCAATTGAATCTTAACGACATGTTGGTCACAGTTCATCCGCGCATTTTCACACGGTTCCAAAGAAAGAAAGAATATGTTCATCTTTGTGATCAGATGTGTGTTCGGTATCAATTTCGTACACTCTCGCTTCGACGTTTCCGTAATATACGGTCGTATCGTTTAATTTCCAGACCTTTTCACGTGATTTAAATATAGCGTATTTTGAAGCAGCTCTGATGTTATCAAAGACGGCTCGGTCCAATATGTGTTGGTTGACGACAACGTTTGTGATAAACATTTTATATTTTAATTAAAACTTAAACATATCTATGACTTAGGCCTAATCTCCATCCGAAAAATATTCCTCTTCGACGATTTCTTCGTCTTCGTCTTCATTATCTACATCTATCGCTTCTTCATCAGGTGCGGCGTCATCATCGACATCGTCATCGTCATCGATGCACTCATCTTCAATCTCTGGTTCCGGTTCCGGTTCCTTCTTCTTGGCCTTCTTCTTAGAGTTTGATGTAGATGGTTTATTGAGTACCGCATCCAATTTCTTCCAACGAAGTTCCATGTGCTCACGCCTTTTTGTGATATTATTTGGTAATTTGGACAGAAATGTTTCATCGTACCCATATGCCTTTAGCGCTGCTACCAACACTTTTACCGGTGGCTTCTTGGCTTTCGAAAAATACTTTTCGTGGAGTGTCGCCATATTCGATATAAGTTTGACTCTTATTTTACCACACTTTAATACAGTCAATCGTACCAATACATTATCAACATATTCGACAACCGGGGCTTTCACTGGTGGCCCACGCTGTGCAGGTGGCAACTGTGCGGCGTATTTAGGCATTTTGAATTGGGCACCGGTCATTTCATACGATTTTTTTAAATTTTTGATATAGTTATCGTAATCCTGTATATAATATGGTTCCATTTCGTATCGTTTTGTCTGCGCTGGATTAGTGATTTTGTGTAAAAATGTACCACTTTCAGGTCTCGAATATGATGTATTCATATTCGAGTCGTGGGTTCTAATACGGGGACGCTTGTATGTATTCATCTTAATTTATTTAGTCCTTATTACAACTTAGGTTTAATTCGCATTCGATAATGTGGTGCGCCTGAAAATTTTGTAAAGATTCGTATGGCCCCCAAATTTCTATGACACGTCGGTTCTTGTCGTACCAGAGATAGGACAATTCAAGAAATCGAGTGAGCCAGTAAAATCGTTTACCTGACTTACCTATAAAATTGAAAATGTCATCTTGCTCGTACGACGAGACATCTAATTCACTATAATGGGTATTAGGTGGTCTGTACGGCGCCATTTTTTACATGGCGCTTCTATTGTTTAAGTTTCATTTACCACATCCACAGTAACCTTCCTTCTTCTGTTGCTTTGGTTGGTACATGCACACATACAAGAAAACTGCAGCGGCGATGGCGAGTGGGAGCATGGTGTTGTTTTTCATTTTAAATATACACATATTTTATTCTTCATCGTCTAAGCTAACATCGGATTCGCTGCTATATTCATCTTCCGAACTTTCCTCATAATCTTCGTCTGAGCTATCGACTGGTTCATATAAGTCGCCATTTGCTTTTACAAATAGGCCTGTGTCTTCTAAAGATGTTGTATCGTAAAATCCAGAAACAGAATCCTTTGGGATGGTCTGGTATTCACTTGAAAATGCATACATGCCATGACTCTTGTATACGAGTTCCGAAACTACATAATCGGTGTCAGTTTCACGCATGATTTGGCAAATGGAAACTACATTATCTTCGAACGTGACGTCAACGATTTGATTATTCATTTATTATATACTTAATTTCTTATCTTAAAGTAGCTTACAATGGACGTATTAAGACATAGGATTGTGAAAAACAATGACGCGGTTATGTTTGATATAGACGACACACTTATATTTACAAATGGTAGAGCTAATATACCTATAATAAAACTACTCCATGGTGCTATGAATTTGGGGTATAAGATCATAATCATGACCGCAAGACCACAGATATTGGGTATGTTGCAGATGACAAAGTATCAGCTCAGTGTATATGACATACCATATCATGAACTATACATCACACCAGCACAAAACAAGGGTCATTTAAAAGTGAAAACTGGGTACAACTATGTGTTATCCGTCGGTGATATGGACACGGACTTGACACACACAGAATATGCACTTAAGATTTCCATCTAGAATCACAACTATGACATGTGATAAACACTGTCATTGGTTCATCCGCACTCCGTGTTTGCATTTCGTAATACGTTGTTTTGTAAGACTTACACCGATTACATCTAAATATACCCTTATAATTTGGATCTTTGAGTACATTTGATGAAAATTCTTTCTTCAAACTCTTGCCAATGCAATCCTCCATCTGTTTAGCATACGGTCCATCTGGCCAAAGTGCTTGTGGTGAAAGTTCAACGACACCAGACGTTTTTAAAGTACCATTCACGATTTTTTCTTTTAAAATTGGTGATTTTTTCAAATTATATTGAATCTGGAGAAACTTGTGTTTATATCTGTTCATGTGACGGTGATTATCTGCCGCGGCTGTGTCACCGAGAGTTATACTTCTCTTTACTGCCCAGTTATGTGTATTTTTCTCAAGATTCACACATGTCGTATGGTCTCTTGGTAATCCCAAAAGTTCCGCGTATTTGTCGACGACGTATGAACGAATCATATTTATATAAAAATTATATAATTAATATCTACTTAGGCGTGGAAATTTGACTTCCGCACACTCATCGAATGATTCTGGGGAACATTTATTGAATGGTCCACCTTTTCTCTCTGGGTCGTTCCTGGTATTCAACCATTCGGTATCTAATATACGGGGTACATAGAGTTCCGTCTGTCTGAGAACCAAATAGACGATGAGAAGTGCAAGAATGAGTATAGCGATTCGCATTTATGTAACGCAATTTTTTATTTTGGGATATAAGCACTACCATCAAATACGGCATCGGTATATTTCATGGCGAGTACGAAATGTAATTCTGCCCAATCCTGTGGCTTGATGACTTCATCGCAGATTGGATTATCATTGATATCTTTCATGAAATCATGTTTTTCCCGCATAGACTTCTTGAAACTATCACTCGCGCGCTTCAACCACATGACGTGCGATTCACTCGTTGGATCGAAATTAAGTAAAATGTTACCCATGGTATACAATTAATTATCATACATTCTTTATATTGTATTCAAGCCATTCTTTGTACATGGTCTGGTCGGCTATGCCATCAATCTCCTGACCTCGTAAATTTATGGTCATATACTTGGATTCATCGTACTTGAAATCGTGGCAGTAAAAGTAAGACAACCCACTTACCATAGACATTTCATCCAATTCAACCCTGTCACGCACTTCCATGCATACGTATTTCATAACTTCCTCTGGGCGTCGTCTTTTAAAATTTGGGTCAACTTTCACCTTCGTGATAGGTGTACCTAGATCAACAGTTGGCCATATACCAAACTTAGATCTATACTCACTGAGATATCCGATATATCGATGTGCACATTCAGATGTTTTGAAACATATGACACGTGGCATCTGTTTTGGGTCGGTTATGGTCGCGTACCCACCTCGTTGAATTCGCACAAAGTGGAACTCCATTTTACTATAATAAAGAAAAAACCTTAAGTCATGTTAGATGAATACTCCAAAAACCCCCGGTCAAATAAACTATGTGAAAGTTTTGCAATCACATAAACCAATTATCATTGCAACTGGACCAGCTGGATCTGGTAAGACTATGTTCGCGTGTCAATATGCAGCTGAACAATTAAAAAACCGTGTTTACAATAAGATTATTTTAACTCGCCCCATCGTCGCCGCGGATGAAGACATGGGATATTTACCCGGCGAAATGGAACGTAAAATGGAGCCGTGGATTAGACCGATGATGGATGTATTTGAAATGCAGCTCACGCGGAAACAACTCGAATACTCCGTGCGCATTGAACCACTTGGTTTTATGCGTGGTCGAACATTTAATGATGCGTTCATTATTGGTGATGAAATGCAAAACTGTACACCAAACCAAATGAAGATGTTACTCACGCGTCTCGGTGAAAATTCGAAGATGATTGTCATGGGTGATCTCAATCAAAGTGATTTGGCGAATAACACGAATGGTCTCGCGGATTTGATTGACAAAATGGATGGACACGACTTTGAATATGTTGACCATATTACCATGAATCATGAGGACATTTTGCGTCACCCAGCCGTTGCCGAAGTTCTTAGGATTTATTAAGTGTTGCGAGTATCGAATGACGGAGGGATTTAATTTTTTTATTTAAATCATCCGTTTTATCGTATATATCTATTTTTTGCTCATAATACATGTTGAGCCACGATACAATATTTTTTAAGAGAGGTTTACTTCGTATATGCCACTCGGTGAGCGTAAGACTTATAGTCTCACATTCCTTGTACCCATTCATAATAGTGTCTGTATCACACTTTTCTAAAAGGGGAGCTAGCTCATAGAGATCTGTAATGATTTCATCTAATTCTAATCGCTTCTTTGTGATGTCATCGACTTCTTCTTCGAGCATATAATTATTTAAACATTAAAATCTATGCTAAATTATGATTCCTAAAGTCATTCACAAAGTCATACTTGTTGATGGTGGTAAATTACCATCACTTCCTGATGGAATGAAGTCTGCGATAGAGACATTTTATAGAATGAACCCTGGGTATAGAGTCAAACTATATTCCGGACAAGATTGCGTCGAATACATTAAAACACATTTTGATGATGAAATACTAGATGCATACAACAAACTTAAACCATATTCGTTTAAATGTGATTTTATGAGACACCTTATATTATACAACGAAGGTGGGTGGTATACGGACATGCGAATGGTATGTTTACAACCACTCGACGTATTAAATGATTTGAACATGGAACATTATACGTGTGTAGATTGTCCACCGAACGAAACCTGTATGTGTACTGGATTTATTGGTTCCGTTGAAAAACATCCCATTTCTAAGAAGATGATCGATCTACTCATGTGGAACATAAACCAAGAACACTATGGATTAGATTGTCTATATCCAACTGGTCCTGGTGCATACATGAATGCATCCATTGATTACATAAGAAAGTACCCGAATCGGGTGTGTGTTGGAAGACATACGATAGAAGACGGGGAACATTTCATACGTTATCATAAATTACGTATAATCAAGGTAAAATATAATAACGCAAAGGGTGCGGATAATACTGATATGGAAGGTACAAATGATTATGGTGAAATGTGGAGAAATCGAGATGTTTATTTAAATAATGAACGCACATAATCTTCGTCATGGGGAACCCACACTTGATGACACCCAACCGGATCGGGGTGCTTCATGTGATTTACACCAAATTCACACGCCTCTTCAATGGTCGGCTTTGTCATATCAGATAAAGAAAAGTATACGTCATCTGGTTCACCTCTCCATGGTTTTGTTTTACATACACGAATAGTTGATTCTATGTTTCGTAAAAAGAAACCACCATTATACAAGTACTTCTTATATGGATATTCTTTGAAGTATTTTGCTCTAAAAGGGTGTTCGCCACGCAAACATCTATCGCATTTACAATCATCTGCACATATGTTATAAAGTGAACCGTTATATTCTATATAATAATGAGCAACTGGTCCACCGACCATATCATATTTAAAAAATTTATCTGGTATACGTTTAAATAAATACGAATCCCATGTATTTGTGAGCACAAATTCAAATTGTGAAAATCTAGCCCAGAATTCGGGTTTGATTGAAAGTACATCAGCTTCTGCCTTTGTAATATTCTTTTCAAACATTTCAACGCACGTTACATTTTCCCAGTCTTTTACGGTGTCCATTACAATCTCTTTATTATCTCCACTATGTAGAATAACGAGTGACGTATCTCCTCCACCGTAAATGTTGGCTATATTCCATAAATTATATTTTATTATGTCCATGTTTCTGAATTCCATGAACATCATGCATAACTTAGATGTTTTGGCCCATTTTGTATTTTCGATTGATGGTTTTGGAGTGTATTCCTTTATCAATGTAACATAACTATCGGTATCCATTATATTAAAAATTAATTATATCTTTAACCTTACATAAGCAAGTCATATAAACCACTATTCGTAGTTTTTATTTCACCGTTTGACCATCGACTCTTCTCCTTTTCTATAGATTTTATATGCCATAATGCGAGTTTGGGTTCATCCTTTAATGCACAAACCTTGTCGGTACCAGTTAATTTTGTGTGCATTTCATCGGTCCACTTGATATGGTCACACTTCTTGAAAATGCGCGTTTGATAATCGGGCCAATTTATCCACCCCAATTGATTCATAGAATATCCACAATCTTTTAGAAATTCTTCGGTGTATCCGGGGTCAATATTAATTCGCGGTACAGCTATAATTTCTGCATCAGTCTCTCTTATAATATTCTTAATTTCTTTGATGAGTAGTTCTTGTGGCATTTCATCTGCATCCAAGTGAAATAAATAGTCAGTTTCACACTTTTCTATGTGAAACATTGAATTTTTATAAAAATTATCAAATGGACGTTCAAATACAGTTATGAAATCTTTGAACTCATTCAATACAAGACCGATTTTCTCGGTTTTCCTATTCGCGTCAACGACTACATGTACCGAATCATCTGTGTCTATGGTCTTTCGTAAGAAATTCAATAGAGAATAGAGTTCGCGAGATTCATTACATACTTGTATCGTGTATGTGAGTTTCATTATAGTTAAGTCAAATGAAGCTTTTAAGCGGTTTAAAGTAAATACAGACTATATATACATGAATATAAGTACCTATATTATAAACACATTGTATAAGAATGGTATAGATACATATTTTGTGGTCACTGGTGGGGCCATAGTGCCATTTATAAACGCACTTTCTGAAAATACACACGTAAAGTATTATTGTTTTCAACACGAACAATCCGCATCTATGGCGGCGGAGGGGTACTTTAGAAGTTGTGGTAAGGTCGCCGCTGTGTGTGTTACGAGTGGTCCAGGCGTTCAAAACATCGTGAATGGTGTGTGTGGGTGTTGGTATGATTCGATACCCGCGTTTTTTATAACTGGACAAGTGAACACGTCTGAAGATTTATCAAATCTCGTGTGCAAACCACGACAATCTGGATTTCAAGAGATGCCCGTTATACAAATGTTTAAAGATGTAACCAAAAAGGCTGTACATGTATCTAATATTTCAGATATTTCCGATAACTTACACGAACTACTCACGCATTTGAAGACACCTAGATATGGACCCGTACTTATGGACTTACCAGTGAATATACAGATGGGTACGACCGACTCTATACCTGAAATCGTATCAGTTTCAAGTCATTTGCCTAATAAGATGTATCACATTTCAGAGTACACGAAAAATGCAAAAAGACCCCTCGTTATTTTTGGAAATGGTGTCAAACTTTCGAATGCAACCGACGCAGCGATGCAATGGATTGAACAATACAATATACCATTTGTAGTTTCTTGGGGTGCTATTGATATGTGTGAAACGCAACACAGGCTCCGAGTGGGTACGATTGGCGTATACGGTGACAGAAGTGCGAATTTTGCCATGCAAAACGCAGATTTACTTATAGTGATTGGTAGTAGATTAGATACAAGACAAATCGGTGGCAATCCAAAATTATTTTCACGCGAATCCAAGAAAATTATGGTCGATATAGACGAAAATGAGATTGATAAATTGTGTGAAAAGGGTGTGAATATAGATTTAAAAATTGTAGATGACATAAGGTGCTTTTTTGACAAAGTTATAATAAATGAATGCACCGATTATTCAACGTGGATACACACACTTAATGATTGGAAAATGAAATACGGTATTGAAAAGGCTCGCGAAGATGACCCAGTTGTGTATGATTTTTTACGTAATTTCTTCGAAACACTACCAGATGATTCCATAGTCATTCCAGACATCGGAAGTAATATGGTATGGACAATGCAATCCGCGATATTATCAAAAAATCAAAAGTTATTTACAAATGGAGGGAATGCATCCATGGGCTTTGCGTTACCCGCGGCGATAGGTGCGGCAATTGGGAGTAATAAACACATTCATGTAATCGCCGGAGATGGTGGTTTTCAAATGAATATACAAGAATTACTAACTGTTAAAAAGTACAATCTACCGATAGACATAAAAATTATAAATAACGGTGGGTATGGAATCATCAAACAGTTTCAAGATAGTTATTTCAAGTCTAATTATGTAGCGACGTCTAAAACTGATGTGTTTGGTGACAGAGTTGACTTCGAAAAAATTGCACACGCATACGGTGTTACATCGTTACAAGACGTTATCATACCAGAAACACAAAAGATATATCCTAAACTCGAATTTGGTAATTCACTTGAAAACATGACACCATATATCGATTTTGAAGATGATATGATAGTGGAAGTTCCGGCTAAGAAGAAACTTGGTTGGAATTAAATATATATTCATCATCTAATACACCTGGAAATGTCACATCACACGTTGCACCAAATTTGGTTGCCCATTGTGAAAGTAATAGTTTTTCGGGGTACACTAGATTGTAAAACTTATCCTTGTCGTGTACACAGTTCACATAATCACACACAATTTTACGTACATCTTCTATATCTATAAAGTCAAAATATCTATCTTTATCGATAGTGATGTGTCCTTCTCTTTTACACACGGCACTAAACCGAGACGAGAGTTCACCGGGGCCATAACATCCCCATATGCGAAGTGCATATGCATTTTCTATGGTATCAATTCGTGTATCAATCAGCCATTTTGAAAGACCGTATGGATCCGTTGGTGGATTCCCACGAAGAGCTGCACCACTCGAAAAGTATATTAACTTTCCGTGAAACACTCGAACCACATTCTCAAACATAAGAATATTTTTATGTAACACACTCGCATCATCTACATTGAGGCGACTTCCACCGACTACAGCACAATGTATCACAACATCATACGTGTGTGTATTAAAATAATGTTCAACTGCACGTTGGTCGGTGAGATCCAAATCCTCTCGCGTAACGCCAACCCATGTCGTATCACGCATAACATTCTTACCAATAAATCCATTTGAACCCAACACACATACTTTCATTTGATTTAAAGAATAACCTACTCTTTAAATCACAATGCCAAATAAAGTTTGGTACGCACCCAATAAATTTGAATCGTATGGCGAAGAAGAAATCAAGGCGGTGGAATCGTGTTTGCGTGATGGATGGCTCGCAGGTTTTGGTGCACGGTCCATCGAATTCGAGAAACGAGTGGCGGATCTTTTTGGAAAAAAGCATGGTCTCTTTGTTAACTCTGGAAGTAGTGCCATCCTTTTAGGTTTATGTGCACTCAATTTACCAAAGGGTTCTGAAATTGTGACACCGGCGTGTGGATTTTCTACTTCAGTTGCACCAATCCTACAGCTTGGTCTCAAACCGGTGTTTTGTGATGTGGAATTAAACACATACGTCCCAAGCGTGGAACAATTACAAAAGGTTGTCACAGCGGATACAAAATGTATATTGTTACCCAATCTCATCGGAAATGTACCAAACTGGGTAGCCATTCGAGAAGCATTTCCAGAAATTACACTGTTTGAAGATTCTGCAGATACGATTACTAAAAATGAATGCACGGATATCAGTACTACCAGTTTTTATGCGAGTCATGTTATCACGGCGGGTGGAGTTGGTGGTATGGTAATGTTCAACGATGAATCACACCTTAAGAGGGCACTCATGTTCCGAGATTGGGGTAGAATTGGTGACAACTTGGAAGAACCAAGTGAACGATTTAATCACAGTGTCGATGGTATCCCATATGACTGGAAGTTCTTATATGGTGTCGCTGGATATCACTTGAAGGCGTGCGAAATGAACGCAGCGTTTGGTCTCGTACAATTGGATAAGTTGGATGGATTTTTGAAAAAACGACGTCAAACTATAGAACGATACATGGAAAATTTACGCGACTGTTCATATTACACACTTCCAGATGATTCAGTCAAACCAAACTGGCTCGCCATTCCATTGCAATGCGCGGATAGATTGGAACTCGTAAACTTCCTCGAAGACAATGACGTTCAAACACGCGTTACATTTGCTGGTAATATCACTCGACACCCGGCATTCAGAGAATACTTACAAGATTTCGAAAACGCGGATACCATCATGAAACACGGGTTTTTACTCGGGGCGCACCACGGCATGTCACTTGAAGATGTTGATAGAGTATGTAATCTACTTAAAACATTTGCGTCTACTAAGACAAATGCCTAATGCACTCGTTACGGGTGGATGTGGGTTTATAGCATCAAATTTCATAAACCGAATAAAGGATAAATATCCAGATTTAAACATTGTTACGATTGATAAATTTGATTATTGTTCAAATCCAGATAATATACATGAAGGAAAGGCTACTATAGTAAAAGGTGATATAGCTAATTCAGAATTACTAGAATATCTCATAAAACAATATAAATTTGATTATATATTTCATTTCGCGGCACAAAGTCATGTAGATAATTCATTTACTAAAGCGCTTGAATTTACAAAAGATAACGTATATGCGACACACGTCTTATTAGAGACATGCAGACATTATATACCGAATGTTGAATTTATTCACTTTAGTACAGACGAAGTGTATGGCGAAAGTGTCATAGATGAACCTTTTACCGAAAAGCATGGGGTATTGAAACCCACCAATCCATATTCAGCGTCAAAGGCAGCTGCTGAAATGTTTGTGCGTTCGTATATTGAATCGTTTGGTATGAATATCAAGGTTATTCGATGCAATAACGTCTATGGTCCAAATCAATATCCGGAAAAATTGATTCCAAAATTCAAGAGATTGCTCAAAGAAGATAAAAAGTGTACCATTCATGGCACAAAAAGTGCAGAAATCAAACGAGCATTCATGCACGTGGATGATGTAGTAGACGCAGTTGATGTGGTATGGAAGAGTGGTACAGCTGGTGAAATATATAATGTGGCATCCGATCACGAACTTTCGGTCATGGATGTGACGAAGATGATAATACGCATCATAAAAAACACAGAAAATTATGACACGTGGATAGAATATATTGAGGATAGACCATTTAATGATACACGGTATTACATATGTGCAGAGAAACTCAAGTCACTCGGATGGTCACAGAAAAGGGGTATGGAAGATTTAATTAAATTTCTCAGTACGTAATATACAAATGGCGATTGGTTTGAAAGAACTTCAGGCGCTCGCGAATAACGCGAAGGTCGAACTTGAAATGTCAAATGGTACTCTTGCCATTATCATGTTGATGGGTATCTTTTACATCGCGATTACCGCGGTTGGCGTACAAACATTCAATAAGTGCAGCCAGATCCAAGACTCACAAAAATGGAAAAACATCAATGGGTTTTTGTCCCACACCATGACTATGGCTATCACCATGATTGCAACGCTCACTCTCGCGAAGTTTGTGAAATCTGAAGCTGCTGCATTTGGTTTGATTTTCGGTATCTTCGGTATCATCGCGTCTGCGATGACTATATCTTTGACGAGCGAATGCAAGGATACGGCGGATAAGTCGGCACGAAACTTTGGTATTGCGAGTGCCGTCGCTTACCCACTTTTGATCGTTGCCTCGGGTTACTTGATGTTCAAGAAGCGTCGACCAGCTGTACCAAACGCGGCGCAGCTCATGAACTTGGGGCAGCCCACATACGCTTAAATAAATTGTTATAATAATACAGGACGATGAATAAAGCCGTCACAATTTTGATTATATTGTGTATATGTTCAATTGGTATATTTGCAATTTCGGGATTGAGTCTATTTGAAGCCAAAAAATCGGGCGCTATAGAAGGTACAGAAGAATATTACATCAAAAAATTCGAATTGGATGCATTAAAGAAAGTACTCGTCGACGCTATTGCAAACGATGCAAAAATAGTACCACCAGATAAGACACTCGTAGATTTCAATATGGATATAGATATGTTCGTAGAATATCAGATACAACAATCTGCGGGTAAGAAGGACCGTGAGGCGACCATAGAAAAATCAAAACCATATATCGACAATATAAAACAATGGTGTGCAAAACACAAAGATGGTTTAGATACATTTAGAAAATCAACTACTGTAAAAATTACATATTTGGATGGTACACAGAAATCAGCTGAAAACTTTTACGCATCATACATGACCAATGTATCCGATGCGGGGAAGAAGCTATTATCAGATGTATGCAAAACTATTTAAGGAAAATGTCTACACATAGTATATGCACGTAGTCGATTCTATTCGAATCCTCTTAATGCTCCTGTCTTATGCGATACAGAAGACAGGAAGATTAACGTTTGAAGAAAAATGTAAAATGCTTGAATTCGCGGGTAAATTGGCGGCTAACACGACGTTTACGCCTCTTCTTTCTGGCGACGGTGTATTTGTATCAAAGTATAAACACCTAGCAATAAACCCATGCCAGAATATAACGCATAGTAATTTGAACCCTGCCTGTATTGATATACCGTCCACAATAGACTCGTGATGATACCAGATAAAACATAGGCTGGACTGTACTCCTCTAATTTGCGCATATTGTATATATCATTAAATTCACGTAACAATTGATATATACCTATGCATACTGCAACAAATACAATCGTATTGTCTACGTTCATTATTAATAGTTAGAGAATTTATTTCTATGATTACTATAAATGGAGAATTCACCAGAAAAGGTTTTAGCTGGCTACGACAATAAGTCCAAGGAAGCGAAGTGCGTGATTGAACGTGTCAAGTCACTCGCGGCTCGATATTCCAAGACGGGTATCAACAAGGAAAACATATGTGGCATCGTCTCGACACTCATGATGGAGGTTAATAAAATCAAGGTTTTGAAGGGTCCGGAAAAGAAGGAACTTGTCATTGATTTAATCTACTCGCTCATTGAACAAATCGACGAAGGTGATGAAGATAGCGAACTCGAAGTTGTCCTCAAGAAGATGGTTCCACCAATGATTGACAGTTTTTCTGTGATGCTAAAGGTATCTAAAGTTTGCAGTTGCTTTGGTAAATAGGATGAAATTTCCTTCACTGGAAACAATGATCAAGTACGGTATTTACACGATTAGGGATTTAATTTTGTATTCCGAAGATAAATTGGTACAAATGAACATGCGCGTTTTAAATGAATGTGATACGTGTTCATTTGTATTCGAAGGTTCGTTGTGTGACAATTGTAACCATATTAAAAGCAACGCGCTCAATTATAATAAACATGCGATTCCCTGTGGTTACTACTTACACGACTAAATTTTTTCGAGTCTGTTCAGAGTGATTGCATATGTTGCGCCGAACGAAGGCTGATAAAACAACTAAAACACACATGTTCTAAAAAGGGATACAGAATTCATAAGTTCACATCATGGGTGAACAGGAAGTATGGTACGTTAGTGATTTGCCGTGAAACCAGTTATGGTGACGGAGTATCACTACCGTGTGTCCTATGTAGGAAGATAATAGAAAAATATTCTATCAAATGGGTGGCATATGATGGCCAGAATTGGATACACAGTGTTCGATCAAAGGATCTTCCAAAATCAAAACCAACGAACAAACAAAAACGTATGTTACGATTTGGTCTTAATGATTAGCCCCAATGCAGATTCCAAATTGTTTTGGTTTCGCTTGAGTGGTTTTTCTCTTTTTAATCGGAGTGTCTCATTCTTTCCGGATGCACCGTTTATTTCATCCATCTTTTTTGTGCTTGAAATAATTGGTATAATTTTACTCTCAAGTGGCTTTGTTTCTATTTCCATGGGTTTCTCCTTGTCGACGATACTATTATTTCTAAATTCATCTATGGTCATATCACCACCAAAAACATTCAATTGTTCTCGTCTAGGCGCTATAGTGATAGAACCAAGCTTGTTATATAACTTTTTACGCATAATGATTATATTACTGCATATAATACTCCCGCGTGTTATGCCATATTTATCTATTGCATAGCGCTTCATACAACTCCATGAACAAAATCCACCACATGTATGAAATTTATTACATTTTTCGTCATATTTATATGGAAGTTCCAATGTTTCCCCTTCAAATGGGTGACAACACCACCAGCACCACATAAATTAAACTATGTATTAGTCTTTAAGTTGTTATTTTTTTCTCAGTAGAATCTATAAATCATGGGTGGCGGGGGTAGTACGACCATCAACCAGGAGATGAACATGAGTGTCGTCAATGACATCATGTATAACTCCGTTACTAATAACGAATCCATTAACGAAAATACAATGCAAAACATTCAAGGTATGGAATTGAATATTTTGAGAAACGTTGGTTGTAATATATCTACAGACCAGAGTATTACATCAAGTTTCATGGCCACAACCGAACAGATTACAGACAGTTTTCAACAAGTCGAAAATGATATTGTGTCCACACTCCAAGCACAGGCATCTGCTGCACTTGATAAACAAACACAAGCCGGTAACTTTCAATTTGGAGATAATCAGAATGTAAATCAGAAAATTAACACTGAAATTGAAAACATAGTAAAGACGCAACTCGAAACGAACAACCTCACTAAGACTATAAACGAATCAATCAACATTCAAGAACAGACCATTAATATTGGTGAGACGATATGTCTTAATGGTGAAAGCCTTTCGTTTAAACAAAACATATCTGCCGACTTGGCGGCACAGGCCGTCGCGAAGAATCTCATGTCCGCGATCACGACGAATAAAATTACAAATGAAATCATCGCAGAAGGTGAAGCGACTGCCGCGGTCAAGGCTGGGGGTGCCGCTGAAGTGATCGATTCGGCGGGTCAAGCTGCGGCGGGTATTCTCGGTGCATTCACGGGCCCAGCTCGTTACGCCATAATTGCGGCGGCTATATGCTGTGTTATGGTGATAATAGCTATCATAGTGATTAGTATGTCCGGTGCTGGACAAAAGAAGATTGCAAACACGAACTTTAGTAAAATGCAATTTCCAACTCGTTAAAATTTTTGTTTTTAGTGGTCACAGAACACCACAGAGAACAAAAACAGATTTATAAAGATTTAAGGTATTCGATTAGTTTTTCGCGATCGCCAGACTTTGTGAGTGGTATTATCTTCGCGAGCTTTTCTTCATCATCGGTTAACTCCTTCGCGAATCCATACACGATGAACGGGTTGATGAATTTTTCTGGTGAAGCTTCGGATACATACTTCACAGCTTTCGAGGAATCCCCATCCAAGTTTTCACGTCGTCGTAACATGTATAACCACGCAACAACTATTACGATGGATGCAACGAGTGCCAAAGTATTAATTCGTTTCATTTACTATATATAAAGAAATAAATTTCCTTTAAATGAATGATACTAAGTATCGATGTGGGTATACGCAATCTTGCCATGTGTCGTTTTGATGAAACGTCGAATCTCGTGTTAGACTGGGATGTATCCGGTGTTCCCCCTGAACATAAGGATGGAATTTTCATCTCTTTAAGAAAGCATCTCGATGAACGCCCGTGGGTACTAGAATCAAACGTCATACTTATAGAGAAACAACCGGATAGGAATAAGAAAATGAAGATGGTTGAAAATTTCTTACATGCATATTTTGTTATAAAATGTCCTAATTCAGAAACTATAATTTATGATGCAAAATACAAGATCCCAGATGTCGTTGGTCCGGGTAAGGCGCAATACCTCAAGCGCAAGAAGGTATCCATAGAACGATGTGAGATATTTCTAAATAGCAACCCAGTAAATGCTCATTGGCTACCTATATTTAGAGACTCAAAAAAGAAGGATGACCTCGCGGACACAGTCATGCAAGCTATTAGTTTTACAAAGCGTACAGAACCGGTGAAGAAAACTGTAAAAAAGAAACTTGTTCCAAGAAAACCAAATCAAAATCAAAAGGAAACGCGGTATTCAAAATCCAATCTCGCGTGGATTTACCTCAACAAACCCGAATGCGAGTGCCTCGAAAAAAATAAACGGTTCATGAAAGACCTGAAAAGATACTATAAGGGTATAAGTGAACTAGTTTCGGATCTCTAAATCCATGTGTATACACCCTATTAAGATGTGGCCCAGCTTCATGTGTATCGTAACCATATACAATATTCATCTCATCTCTAAAGTGATTTATGTCTATGTATTCACGAAGTTCTAACATAATTTTCCAATTTTTGCTCATGACGGCACCTTGCATGGCAAATTCGGATGTGACTATCATCATATCAACGTTTCCGCATTCCATTAAAAATTTAAACTTTTCGTATCCGCGGTCGATATCTGGATCCATCGCGACCCAAAATGCATAATGATATTCATATTCCTCTTCGCATTCAATTATGATGTGTTTAATGTGACGGATGATTTCTTGCTTCTCATATTTAAACTCATCAAGTGAACCTTCCCAGCAGATTGTACGAATATCTTTTACCATTTCGAGCGTAATAATCACATCGCTCAGAGTGACTTAGGAATTAATACCGTGTCATGACATTAAAATACCTGTGTAATATAAGATGTTGTTTTCACTCATACTCATGATAACAGCCATGGTAGTGCTCGCGTTCTATAAAAATACCATAGTGGACAAGGGTGTCGTAGAACCACCACCCGCTGAACAATTATACCAGCCCATACAACGAAATTCTATGTGGGGAGGCCCAATAGAGGACGTGTGTACGATGAGTGCGTGGATAAAGACTGGTGCATGTTCGGAGGATGGAAAAATAAAAGAAGTCAGAAACGTGTACGGTGGATGTAGTGAAAGCGTAGAAAAAGAACGATATACCGACTGTTGCTATGAGGGTGAATGGACCGACTCGGGTGCGTGCACACTTGAAGGATTTAAAATCCAAAACAGGACATTGATCGGTTGTGATCCAAATGTAAATAACACACGAAGAATAGAATGTTGCCACGTGAGTGACTGGGTGAATGAGGGTGCGTGTACACATCTTGGCAAACAAAAACAAACAAGACGCGCATCAGGAAATTGTGATGATGTCATTACCACAAAATATGTACCTTGTTGTTACACAAGTGAATGGGAAGATTGGAGTTTATGTTTAGGTGGCAAAAAAACACAAAGGCGTGTGGTTAATGGTTGTGAGCCGAGCTACAAAAATTCTCGGGAAGTGGATTGTGTTGATGAATAATAATACATTCGGTTTACATCATGAATGTCGTTAAAGATTTGAACATATATGTAATTAATCATGCAGAAGAATGTCTTGGATCACGGATTTGTTCGCCTCGTTGACCACATGCCTCGGGAAGATTTGGACGCCGCCATCGTCCAATCAGCGAGAGTCTCGTATGGAGATGGGACTAAAACCACGCGAGGAGACCGAGGACTTATACGATATCTCGTTAGACACTGGCATACGACACCCCTTGAAATGGTTGAGTTCAAATTTCACATCAAAATGCCAATATACATCGCGAGACAGCACATGCGACATCGGATGGCCAGCATCAACGAACTCTCCGCGAGATACTCCGTTGTACCGAAACAGTATTACGAACCAGACATTCTACGCGGGCAGTCCCAAGTAAATCATCAAGGGTCCGAAGGTGTCGTCGATGTCGGTCAGGAATTATCACAAAAGGTATCACATCAATTGAATGAATCATTCGAATTATATCAAGATTTATTAGATCGAGGGTGTTGTCGAGAACAGGCGAGAGGCAATCTCCCACAGTCCACGTATACCGAATTCTATTGGAAGATTAATTTACATAACCTCATGCATTATCTCCATCTTCGTATGGAGCCAGGTGCACAAAAAGAAATACGAGACTATGCGAATGCCATGTATGAACTCGTTCAACCACTCGTTCCAATCACTATGGAAGCGTTCAAAGATTTCAGGATGGATGCCATGCAACTCACGGGTCCGGAAATAGAAGCACTTGCACACGGAACACACATAGAATCACCGGGTGAACGTCGCGAATTTGAAGAAAAGCTGAAACGCTTAAAAATTAAATATCCATAAAATACAAATGTTGACCCTCGTCGCTTCCACACAAGCAAATCTCACCTCTATGCGCAAAAAGTTCAAAAAGTATGGTAAAACCATGAAAAAACAACGCACGAATGATGTTCATAGAATAAAAGAGAAACTTTCCGAAATCGCGGAGGAAGAAAAGATACGCTCCCGTGAAATTTTGGAAAGCCACAAAGCTTTTTTTGAAAGAGAAAGAGAACACCCAACGTCTATCGATTTTTATGAGAAGTAAACGCAAACCACATGCTCATACATGTTAATACGACGAATGATGGTATATGTTCTATCATGTTACCAGCAAATACCGCCGCGAGTACACTGTATTGTGTATAACGCAACTCTCTTCTCGTCTTTTCAAACGAACGTCTCATAGATGTTCTGGATTCCTCCAAACCCAGAACAGCTGTATTTATGTTTCTAATTCTAGATGGCATCTCTAATGAGGTTGATACCACATCTTGAACATCAAACGATTCCACGATTTGCTCGCGTATCATTGGCTCCAGATAGTCATAATAGTTGAAATTCTCGTCGAGGCGAACACACGTACCTTCAATTGTAGAAAACGCCTTTGCGAGATACACAAATGACGTCGGAATTGTGAATGGTTTCTGCTTCGCGAGTGATAACAGTATTTCGTCTTCTAATATTTCATTTTTCAAATTAGTACCATCGAGCGTTTCAAGATATTTTAAGGTTGTTTTGAAAAATACCTCTATATCACTCGTATCTGTTGTGGTGGGCACAATTATGTTTAGTTTTATGAGTGTGTCGACTATACCTTTCGTGTCTCTGTTTATTATACACTTAAATAAATCCTTAAATCCAAGTTTTAGTTCATCCGATATGTCTATGACGAGTCCAAAATCATAAAACACAATTTTACCCTTGTCCGAAAATCCCAGATTTCCTGGGTGTGGATCTGCGTGAAATAGCCCCCTGTCCATGGTCTGTATGACATATGATGTGATGAGCGCTTGACACACCTTCTTACCATTCACGTCCGCATCGGGTATTTCCGTTATTTTGTGTGATTTCACATATTCCATGACTATCATGTCATTCGTTGAAAGGTCCTCGTGTACCTTTGGTATTTTGACCCATTTTATACCTTTGAAAGCCTTGCGCATTCGAATTGCATTATTCAATTCTTTTTCATAGTCAGATTCAGACAGAAGATACTCAATGGATTCTTCAAGCACGCGTCCAGATGTTGCACCTGTATCGATACCTATGCGTTCTAAGAAATTAACCACGTCCACTATGTTGTCTGTATCCCTTTTCATGATATCATAGATATTTGGGCGCTTTATCTTGACTACAACTTCCCGTCCGTCTAATAGTTTAGCCATGTGTACCTGGCCTATACTCGCAGACTTGAATGGTTCATAATCAAATTCAGAAAACACGTTATTAATGTTTACAACATCTTTTACACATCCCATGTCTATCGGAGGGACATTATCCTGTAGAGATTCGAGTTCCCGTGTAAATTCTACAGGGTAAAGGTCTGCGCGTGTCGATACAATTTGACCTAATTTTACAAAGGTTGGACCGAGATCTATGAGTTGGTCTCGCGTCCAAGCCCCGAGTTCAGATTGATTTTTTACAAAGTTTTTACGCCACAAAAATTCCGCAGCAAACTTCCATGTTTTTCGTTTCTGTTTAAAAGGGGTGTGAATTTTTATTGATGAAGTGCATACCACCATCCTTAATTTATGAAGATATTTTATTCTTTAAAGTCCTGTCGTTACACATGGTACCATCGGGTAGGTAATGCTTCGTGATTTGTGTCATGTGTTGTGGGTCCCATGTAGTTTTTGTTGTTATTTTTTGTGTATACATGGATCGTACACGACGTATCATATCTGGTTCACTTCCCACCCGATCACCCTTGAAACCTGGTACAATGGTCTTGTGTACAGTTTGAAGTGTGCACATTTTAAAATATATATAATAATTTCTTTAATATTTTTAAGAAAAAAAAATATTTTTTTAAAAACTTTCTTTTTAAAAAAGAAAGTGTAAAAAATAAAAAAAATTTTTGTGTTTTTAAAATTGAAAAAGTACCAAAAAACTTAGAATATTTACTTTAAACCAATTTACGGAGTTATATAGAGGGTATGTCTAAATGATATCTATTTGTAATTTACTCCGTGTAAATATTCTCGAAAATTAAAAATAAAATATGCATCCATATCATAAATGGACCTTAATGTCAAAGAAGAGTTGGTTAAAAATATAATGAGACGAGGTCTCCTAGGTAAGAAATATGAGAATAGGGCTTGGAATAATAGACTGAGAAGGTTAGACAGGGGTGATATTAATTATATCAGTAATGATAACTTCAATAATACTCAGAAGGAAACCTTAGAAATAATTCAACAATACTCATCTAAAAATATTAAAACAAATGACCAAAAAAGTATTCGGAATAAAAAATTGCAAATAAATCAATTACGCGGCAAAATGGAGAAAGGACAATTAATGAGTTTTCTCATGGCGTTACCTATATACGATTTACGTAAAATTCGTGGGCAAGTAACTAATATTCATGTACCATATGATAACAAACTACCCACTGTTTACATGAATTCTAATAAAGTTGATATGAGTAGAATGAAAAATAAACAATTGACGAGTATTCCAAAAGTTATATTTACAATGAAAAAAATAAAAGAACTTAATTTATCCAACAACAAACTAAAAACTTTACCTGACAGTATAGGAAATCTCGAGACTCTAATTACACTTAACCTCAGTAATAACATATTAGAAACACTGCCTACGAGCATAGGAAACCTTAAAAATCTCAGAACTCTTAATGTCTATAGTAACAAACTCAAAACATTGCCTACGAGTATAGGAAACCTTAAAAATCTGGAATATATCGAACTCTTTAATAACAAACTCAAAACTTTACCTGACAGTATAGGAAAACTTGTAAATCTCAAGAGAATTACTGTCGGTCATAACGAAGAACTCAAAACTTTGCCAGAAAGTATCGGAAATCTCACAAAGCTCGAGGAACTTAACTTGATCAAAACACAAATAACGAAACTACCCGAAAGCATTGGAAGACTTAAAAATCTTAAGAAACTTGTTTTAGATGATACTATTACAGAGGTGCCTGATAGTTTTAGAAATCTACCTGAAACTCTTATAATACAAGTAGGTAACCGTGAGTTAAAGAAGTCGGACTTCTGGTTTAAGTATAGGTTAAATCGAAAAATATATCGTATTAATAATACTACTAATTTTTTCAATAATAGTCTTTCCACTTCTAGTATGAGAAATATTCCTCCAAACAAACGTGCATTTATAAAAATTATGGGAGAAGTAAAAAGTAACGGAACTCTTCGTCGTGTTTATAACATGAATTTTTTGAAGAGTTATCCACGGGGTATTTTACACAGTGGAACATTTGAAAAAGAAAATATAAAACTTGTAAATAGTGAAAAAGTCAAAGTGAATAAAAGTGCGTATATCAAGAACATTAAGAACCATTTATCTAATGTTTCTTTGAATAATTTTAATAAAGCTATTGAAAATGTAAAGAAGAATTTACCTTCAAATGTTAATAGAACCGATGTTAATGTTATAGTTCGTTCAATGAAACCCCAGCTATTACAGAGGATTTTGAACAAGGTGAAAAATAGTCCCATCAATAGTAGAAGTGCTTTGTTGAATAATTATAAGAATAGAGGTCTAATAAATAATTATGATATTTCCAATATTAGAGATAAATTGTAGTTCCTTAACTCGTATCTAATTCTTACCAATAACGAAAAATATCGTCATTCTAGAAAATTAGAAAAAAAAATATTTTTTTAAAAACTTTCTTTTTAAAAAAGAAAGTGTAAAAAATAAAAAAAATTTTTTGTAAATTTTTTCTAGCACTAGAATAATAAGAATGTGGTACATTTTTCTGATCCTATATGTTTCCTATATAGTACTTGGTCCACATTGGGAATCCAAATTGATAGAGAAGAAACCATTAAATATAGTCAACAGTGTGAAAGAGTTCGGTCGACGCTCTATATTCATATCTTATGTTTCACTCCTGTATACCGCGTGGTTCTTATATAGTCCATCCTATGTCACGGGTATCAATGCACTCATTTTATCCGCGAGTGCAACCTATGGTTTCTACACGAAATATGGACCAGAGAAACCATTTCCAATGCATATATTACTTAACGTGTTCATACTGCTCATGTCTATGGAATACTTCGACTTCCAAACTGTGTTGACAGTGTGCCTCGTATTGTTATATCAACTCACGCGTAACGTGTTGTATCTTCCGGCTTAGTTGAATGCACCGTTACAACACGCGTATATTTTTTTGACACGCTATTATAAATGCGAATCCACATCGTGGGTGCCGGTCCGAGTGGCATGTCCGTCGCATGGGAAATACTCAGGTCGACTGACCACGAGGTCATCATATATGATCGCAAACCATCGGCCGGTGGTTCGTGGTGGGAACCGGAAACAGATACACGTGATTTACACGCACATAGAATCGTGTTTGAAAACGCATTCGTAAACACAGACAGTCTATTCAGAGAAATGGGTATTAAATGGGGTGATGTTTTTCAGCCAGCTAAAACAGACGTATACGCGACGGTGTTTAAAAATTTGGGTATCCGTGACTACGGTGCATTGACATCACTCGCGACGCGTGTATTGCTCGCACCCACGAAGTACGCATCGATATCATTGAAAGATGCACTTGGACCATTGACGGATAACGGCGAAAGACTCATACGAACAATCACATTCGTGATGGATGGTGTAGATTGGGAGACTATGTCGGCATACGAATTTGTGAAGAGTTTCGACCACGTGGGTATGTCCAAACAATACACACAGAAGGTCTCTGGTAAAGTGATGAATGACGCCATGCAGGCGGCGCTATTAGGCAAGGGCGCCACATTCATGTTTAACACACAATTAGACACAGTTGAATATCTCGACGATGGGTACGAAGCAACGTTTGCAGACGGTGGTAAAATCAGCGACGGTCTACTCGTATTATGTGTAGATAACAGCAAAGCACTCGGGCTCATCGGTGACAATTGGGGTCCAGATGCGTCAAAGAAGATAGGTCCAAGTACATACGGGTGTATTAATGTATTACTCGATTACGACGAACCAATTGAAATACGGTCGGATTTAGAAATAGGCATGGAAACACAAATGACGCTACAACCTGTCGTACTCGCAGATGGTAAAACCATATCGTGTGTTATATGTGACCTCACAGAGACAACACTCGCCATGAATCCAGATGAACTCATGTCAGAAGTCATACGACAACTCAATGTACCCGAACCACGTCGTGTGCGCATAGGGTGGGGTGCAGAATGGAAGAACAATGCATGGATATTTGAACAATCATCGGGTGTTTTGAGTCTTCACGGCCAAGTGCCTTTCTTCGGTAAATCAAACCACGTGGCTCTGTGTGGTATGATGTCCCCTAGATACACACCATATTCGAGCATAGAAGCCGCCATAGAAGTTGGTCGGTCATTATGCCACACACAATTTGGTACACGACGACCACTACAACCAATATTAGTGACACACGTGTTATTCATACTTATAGCTTTAATTCTAATCACAATATATACTAGGAAACCATGATTCAAATAGAAGGACGTGTCTATGAACCTATGTATGAGTACAATTCTAGAAAGTACATGCGCATCGAAGTAAATAATCGAACTCGTGATTACATACAAGGCCTTCACGAAAGTAAATCAAAATTCATTATGAACAAAAACGTAGACGACCCACTCACAGGAAATGTGCTTACCATAAAAGTCCCATTTAGATATAGACGTGTGATGTGTACCGTCGAAGGTGACACACCTGTACAATCTTTAGCTAAAGGTGATGAAGTTAAGTTAATGGCTGTGTTTAGTGGTGCATGGAACGTCGCCAATCATAGTGGATACGCTTGGGTGATTAAGACGATTCAGACGCCCCCTCTTCTTCCTTCTTCTCAGGGATATCAATCTCTTTCAAACCAGCTTCCTTGAATCCCATAAACACACGAAGACTTCCTTGAAGTCGGTGAAGTTCTTGGTACATCATCTCGATACTCTCCTGTATCTTCTTAATATTTTCATCAACGTTAAGAAGTGGCATTTTGTACTCTATTAAAGTTTATAACCTTTAATACACTAAGATGCTCTCGCGTAGTGGGTACATAATAGACAGTCCTTCACCGGATATAAAAAAAGAACTCACTGTGAGAGCTATAGTCAACGATGACTTTGGATTTCCTCCACCACCTTTCAAAGTATTTAGACCAACTAAGAATGGAATCTGCGTTCCAAGATACTATGGAACTAGTAAATTTGGGGAACCCACCGAAGACAAAAGGCCTGAACCCACCAAAATCAACACCAAATTTCACGGAACTCTCAGAGATGCTACTCATCAGAACGCCGCACTGGCTGCAGCGATTGACGCCGGTCATGGAGTCCTTAGCCTCCCGTGTGGATTCGGTAAGACCACCGTGGCGTTAGCCATCGCGTGTAAACTTGGATACAGAACCATGATTGTCGTACACAAGGAATTCCTTGCAAATCAATGGGAAGAACGAATCAAACAATTTTGTCCAGGTGCTACCATAGGTCGAGTCCAACAAAACAAGAAGGATGTTGAGTGTGATTTCGTCATCGCCATGTTACAGTCATTATCACTCAAAGAATATTCGTTCAGTGATTTTGATAGCATAGGTACACTCATAGTAGACGAGGCACATCATATATGTGCGAAGGTATTTAGTCAATCATTGTTTAAAATGTGTCCAAAGCATGCATTTGGTTTATCTGCGACACCAAATAGAAAGGATGGACTCACGAAAGTGCTCCATTGGTTCATGGGTCCCACATTTTTTGCGGTTGAAAGAGAGAATCAACAACAAGTCGAAGTGTTTCCTATAGAATTTGAATGCATGCGATTCAGGGACCCACCTCCGTGTACACGATTTGGTAAATTATCACTCTCGACTATGATTACCGAACTCACGGAGATGCGCGAACGTAATACGATGCTCGTTAATCTCATCAAAAGAATCGCTAAAAGTACGAGACAGATACTCGTGTTGAGTGACAGGCGGCACCACTGTATGTTTTTACACGAATGTTTCCCCAAGACATCTGGGTTATACATGGGAGGCATGAAGGAGGCTGACCTCACTGCATCGAGTACAAAACAGATCATATGCGCGACATTTAGTCAGGCACACGAGGGATTGGATATACCTTCTCTCGACACAGTCATTCTTGCGACACCCAAATCGGACATAGTCCAATCAATAGGTCGTATCATGCGCGAGACAAAAGGTAAAAAGAACAACCCAAACATATACGATATATTTGACCAATGGTCTGTGTGTCACGCCATGTATAACAAGCGTCTTCGGGTATATAAACAGGGTGGATTCAAAATGCCAAAGGTGAAAGAGGAGGAACCCGATGCATTTTCGCGAGGAGAGTGTCTGATAAA